GTAAGAGCCGTAAGGAAGCATTACAAGACCTAGGACTGAGCATTACTGTCTGCCCGCGAATCGGTGTAGACGATGGGATACAAGCCGTCCGTAGGATGATTCCGAACTGCTGGTTCCACCCGAATGTAAAGCAGGGACTAGACGCGCTGCGTAACTATCGCCGGGAATACGACGAGAAGCGTAGCGTGTTCTACGATAAACCGCTCCATGACTGGAGTTCACACGCTGCCGACGCATTTAGATACTTGGCTGTTGGCATGAACCAAACCTCAAGCTGGGGCAAGCCAATCACACCGAACGTGAAATGGATCGTATAAGATGAATGAAGAAACCCTAAAAGGCATACTCGAAGATGAGATAGACAACGCAATTGGCTATCTGGAAACCGAGACTACAGAATCCCGCCGCAAAGCCATCGAGTATTACAACGGCGAGGAGTACGGCAACGAGGTCGAGGGCCGGTCGCGTATCGTTACCCGTGAGGTGGCCGAGGCTGTGGACGGTGCGATGCCTGCGCTCATGCGTGTCTTTACCGCTTCCGAAGAGACTGTTGTTTTTGAACCACACGGACCGGAAGATGTAGACGCCGCTGAGCAAGCCACCCAGATGTGTAACTGGGTATTCATGCGGGATAACCCTGGTATCTCGATCCTGCACACCATGATTAAGGACGCCTTGCTCTCCAAGACAGGAACCGTCAAGGTCTACTGGAAAGACGAGACCGAGGTCAACACCGAGAAGTACGAGAACCTCTCTGCCGAAGAGTTGGCCCTTTTGCTTGCCGATGAGCAGTACGAAGTCGTCAGCCAGGACCAGCGCCAGATTGGGGAAATCCCCGCCCTGCCGACACCGGAAGAGATTGCGCTGGCCCAGCAGACCGGACAGCCCCCGATGCCCCGCATGGAGCCGGTGTTTGCTTACGATGTAAAGATCAAGAAGATGGACAAGAAGGGCCGGGTGGTCATTGAGAACATCCCGCCCGAAGAGTTCATTGTCAGCAAGAAAACCATCCAACTCAAGGACTCCCCGTTCTGCGCCCACCGCCGCTTGGTGACCCGCTCGGAACTCGTGGCAATGGGGTTTGATAAGGACGAGATCTATAACCTTCCGTCTTACGAAGATCTGACCTACACGCCAGAGCGCGTGGCTCGTTACTCCAATGGCGAGCAGCCGGATGACGACAGCCTGGACCCATCCATGCAGTTGGTGGAGACCTTCGAGGCATACATTCGGGTGGACTACGACGAGGACGGCATTGCCGAACTGCGCCGTGTCATCTACGCCGGAATGAACATTTTGGAGAACGAGGAGATCGACTACCTCCCGTTTGCCTCCATCTGCCCGATCCCGCTGCCGCACAAGTTCTTTGGGCAGTCGCTGGCCGACCGGACAATGGACCTCCAGATCATCAAGTCCACGCTGACCCGTCAGATTCTCGACAACCTGTACCTGACCAACAACGCTCGGGTCGTGGCCGTCGATGGCGCCGTAAATTTAGACGACCTCCTGACCGTTACTCCGGGTGGCGTGGTACGGGTAAAGAACATACAAGCCATCCAGCAGTTGCCCGTTCAAGCAGTCGCAGGGCAGTCCTTCCCGATGCTGGAATACATGGACAACATCCAAGCCAAGCGTACAGGTGTTACCGAAGCCTCGCAGGGACTTGACCCCAACATCCTGCAAAACACGACGGCTACGGCAATCGCAGCCATGCAGAACGCCTCGGCTGGCAAGCTGGAACTGATCGCCCGTATCTTCGCTGAGACCGGCATCAAGGACATTTTCCGCAACATCCTGCACCTGCTCTGTAAATATCAAGACAAGCCTAGGGTCATCCGTTTACAAGGCAAGTTTGTGCCGATGGACCCCCGCGAGTGGGATACCGAGTACGACGTCACGATCAACGTGGGTCTGGGAACCGGGACCAAGCAAGAGCAGATGGCGATGCTTGGGATGGTGCTCCAGAAACAAGAGCAGATCATTCAGCAGTACGGACCCGCAAACCCGCTGGTGTCTGTTGGGCAGTACCGCGCCACGCTGGGTAAGTTTATTGAGGCCGCCGGGTTCAAAGATTCAAGCCGGTTCTTCAAGGAAATCACCCCAGAGATTGACGCTCAACTGTCCCAACCGCAACCGCAACAGCAAGCTCCCGATCCTGCAATCCAAGCATACATGGCTCAGATGCAAGCTCAGATTCAGGCTACACAGGCCAAAGCAGAGGCTGACATCGAGGTGAAGCGGCAAAAAGCAATGGCCGACATTGCGATTGCACAGGAAAAAGCCGCCGCAGACATTCGGCTAAAGCAAGAGCAGTTCGCCGCAGAGACAAGACTCGAAGCCACCAAAATTGGCATGAACATCGCTCAAGGAATGTAAATGGCTACATATACCGATCAAAACATTAGAGATTACATTCAGCAATCAGGAATTTCTGGAAACCTTCCTGAAATTGCAAAGCAAGCCGCTGCTGCTGGTATTTCAGCAGAACAAATGTCAAGTGTGCTGGGCAATTTTACGCCAGCAGATGTGGCAAGTTACGCATCAAATCTGGGTTATACGTTGCCATCATCTCAAGCAACAAAAGAAACAATTGTTACGGATGCCTATATCAATCAACTTGGCCGGGTTCCAACGACAGCAGAAATTGAAAATGGCATCAAATTTTTATCTGGCGGTGGAAGCCAAGAGCAGGGAAGAACAAATCTTAGTCGGTCTACGGAAGGGTATAACTACGACGTTCAGGACATTACTGCGGCGTTCCGTCAAGTCTATGGCCGTAATCCCACACAAGATGAGTTTGTAAAAACTGCCTCTAGCCTAGGATTAGATAATGTAAATCGTAATATCTTGCAATTTGATTCCTACCAAGACGCATTGGTCAATGAGGTACTGCAAAACAATCTGCGGGCAAACCCAAACAACCCAGATGCCGCTTACCAATCCACAATCCGGCAGGCATTAAAAGACGGAGTAACCGTAGATCAACTGGCACGCGCTACCGGATTTGGTGCAGATGTAATTCAGAATTACGCTTCTGCCAATCAGTTGGGTCAACTTCAAACCTATGATGCGTTGCGTGCCGCGAACCCGTTCCGCACCTCGGCCACGGTTGCCGCCCTTGAGTCTGATCCTTATGGTGGACGATTTGCTACTGTAAATCCATACACATCAGAGGGCATCAACCTCTCGCAAACCCGGGCTGGCGATTTTGTCCAATATACAAGTCCCGTCACCCAGCAACCACTAACGGTACGGTTTGAAAACGGGCAACTTACAGTTCAGTCCGGCGAGCAAGTAATGCAGGGCGACAACGCAACACAAGCCATCGCAAGATCGTTTGCTGCTGGAACTTTGACTCAGCCTGAATATGACCAAATGGTCAGAGACTTGCGGGGCGCTAGGTCAATGACCGAGGTCTACGACGCTCTATCAAAACCGCAAGCACAGGTTGTTATGGACCCCAAATATGGTTTCCAAGTTGGTCAAGGAAAAACCTTGGCAGAAGCACAAGCAAATGCTGTTCCAATCCAAAACCTTGTAAACCAAGTCAATCTGGGCGTAATGCCCGGCGTATCTACAATCCAAGAGTTAGCCAAGGCACAAGGCGTTCCATATGTTTACACGCCCGAAATGTTTGGGATGCAGGCCAATGCGCGTGGCGGGTTTGACTATACGGCCACACCAACCTTCTCAACAACACAAACGCCTGGACAGGCTGTCACGCAACAGAATTTTGGCCAAAACCTGCAAAACCTAGTTAACCAAATAACCGACCAGTTTGGTCAGGTATACGATGTAAGAACCCCATTGTCGGGCGGCTATTACTCTGAGCGCGGGTTCGAGCCTACATTTACACCGATTGGAACGGCCCCAACCTTCCGCTCCGGTGTTGCTGGCTATGTTCCGCAAGCCGAGTTGCCGCAAGGCTTCCAGTTTGGAACCAATCAGGTGGTCGCCCCGACCCCAGTATTTACGCCAGGCGAGTTCAATTTAAGTCAGATGCAAAACATGGCAAATATGGGCGAAATTAGGAACAACGCAATTATTGGCTATTCGGCAGACGGACAGCCAATTTTTGCCGCTCCTGCCGCCCCTTCTGATGGAGGCGGTGGCTAATTGGACAAAGTTGCAAGAGCGCAGAATTTACTGACCGACGAGTTTTTTACAGATGTTGTAAAAACGCAACGCGAGTTGTATATTTACAACATTGTCAACAGTAGTCCCGAACAGGTGGACGAGCGTGAATCCGCTTACACCAAGCTCCGGGCGCTGGATGAATTTATCGCCACCCTTGAATCCTTGGCTAAACAGCCCGAGGTGGAAAAGAAGCGATGGAAGGTTTTTTAATTTACTAGGAGTCACAAATGGACGACAGCAACCCGCAAGGGACTGCCAAAACCGTAGACCAAGCCGCAGCACAGATTTTTGGGATGCTTGATCCGCAACAGCCTGAAGAGGGCCAAGTTGAGGAAGTAGCAGCAGAAGAGACCGCAGAATATGTGGAATCCGAACCCGAGGAAATGGAAGCCGCATCCGAGGAAGCCGTAGAAGCAGAAGAGCCACCCCGCTACCGTGTCAAAGTTGACAACGAGGAAGTGGAGGTTACGCTTGATGAGCTTTTAAAGGGCTATTCTCGAACTTCGGACTACACCAAAAAGACGCAGACTCTAGCCGAACAGCGTAAGCAAATAGAAGCTGAACGCCAACGGATAGACGAGGCCGCCAAATTGCGTGACCAGTACGCCCAACGGCTGGGTGTCATCGAACAGATGCTCAATTCACAGCCAGAGGAAAACCTCGCCGAACTCAAGGAAACCGACCCGATTCAATACACGATGAAGGTCGCCGAAAAGATGGAGCGAGAGAAGCAACTTGCGGTAATCCGTCAAGAACGACAGGCGATTGCAGCACGACAGCAAGCGGATCAACAGGAGCAACTGAAACAACATCTTTCGTCGGAAGCCGATAAATTAAAGTCGGCCATCCCTGACATGGCAGATGAAGTCAAGGGCGAAGTTATCCGTAAGGAAATCAAAGACTTTGCGAAATCTATCGGGTTCTCAGACCAAGAACTCGCGCAAGTCTACGACCACCGCGCTGTGCTGACGCTGTATGAGGCGATGCAATGGCGCAAGTTACAACAGGGCAAGGTTCAATCTTCTAAGAAGGTTTCTGAAGCCCCCAAAATGCTCAAGCCGGGCACGACTGGTAAACAGACGACGGCCGAGCAGGATGCAGTTAAAAAGCTACAGCAACGGCTCGCCAAGACTGGCGACCGCCGGGATGCTGCCCGATTATTGGAAAAATTTCTCTAAGGAGTAAAAAATGGCTGTTCCTTCAAATACCTACTTGCGCTACACCTCGATTGGTGTACGCGAGGACCTTTCTGATGTTATCTATTCGATTTCGCCAACCGACACGCCCATCATGTCGTCTATCGGCAAATCCAAGGCTACCAACACCCTGCACGAGTGGCAGACCGATAGCCTGGCCGCTGCTACGACCAACAACGCCCTGATCGAAGGTGATGACGCTACCGCTGCTTCGCTGTCGCCCACCGTTCGTCTTAATAACCTTACACAAATTGTGGGTAAAACGGTGCAGGTCAGCGGAACACTCGAAGCCGTCGATAAGGCCGGTCGTAAGTCTGAAAAGGCTTATCAGCTTGCCAAAGCATCGAGCGAAATCAAGCGTGACATCGAGACCATCCTGACCGCTAACCAAGCCAAATCCAACGGTACGGCTACTTCTGCCGCTCGTAAGATGGGTTCGTTGCTGTCATGGATCACGACCAACGTCAGCAAAGGTTCGGCTGGTACAAACCCGACCGGCGACGGTTCCGATGTGCGTTCCGACACCACAACCCGCACCTTCCTTGAGTCCATGCTCAAAGAAGTGGCCCAGGAAATCTTCACGGAAGGCGGTCAGCCCAAGTTGCTGGTTGTTCCTCCTGGCCTGAAAGCTACCGTTTCGGGCTTTACGGGTGTTGCAGAGCAGCGTTATGTGACCGGCGCAGAGCCGACCACGATTGTTGCTGCCGCTGGTGCATACCTGTCGGACTTCGGTCTCATCTCCATCGTGCCGGATCGCTTTATGCGGACGACCGATGCGCTGATGCTTGATCCTGAGTACGCAGCCATTGCCTACCTCCGTCCGTTCCAGACCAATGATCTGGCTAAGACTGGTGACTCTGAAAAGACCCAGATCCTTGCCGAGCTCACGCTGGAAATGCGGAATGAGAAGGCTCATGGCGGTATCTTTGATATCAAAGCAGCCTAAAGTGTTGTAGAATCGGGGGTGGGCCAGTCCCACTCCCGTTTTTGGAGAACAAGTGTTAAAACTTGGAACTGAAGTAGTCAACGGCGAAGTTAGAACCACCTACGCAGATGGCGATGGAAACCTAGTCGTCAAAGCGCAAACAAACCTTACCCCAATCATCGAGGCCAACAAAGCGGCCTATAACTCCACAGACGAGCGAGCACGATGGGGAGAACTTAGCAGGGTTGCAGAAATACCCTTCGCAGTCATAGAAGATCTCAACAAACAAGGCATTATGCGCGGCTTTGTTGTGCTCGACCAAAAGCGCATGAAGGCGTGGCTAAATAATCCCGATAATCGGTTCTTTCGTACCCGACCGGGCAGAATCTGAGGAGAAAATATGAAAGGCTCTAAAGCCAAAGTTGCCGTGTGTATTCCTACGCGTGGCGAAATGGAAGTAGGTACAGCGTTTGACCTAGCCTTGATGTGTGGTTATGACTCACGGTTCAGAAGCAAGGGCTT